AGGAAGATATGGGATATGTATCTTTCGCCAACCTTGTCAGACAGAAAAGGCAAAGCTATATTCATAACAACCCCTGAAGGGTTTAATTGGATATATGATTTGTTTTTGCTTGGGAAGGCAGATGATTTATGGGAATCTCACCAAGCCCCAACTTGGGATAACAATGTAGTGTTCCCTGATGGGAAAAAAGACTCCTTTCTTATTGAACGTAAACGAAATATGTCAAAAGAGCTTTATGAGCAGGAATATGGGGCAATGTTTACTTCGTTTGAAGGTAGAGTTTATCCGTTTGATAGGGCTTTGGATATGGGAGAGTTTCCATATAATCCTAATTTCCCGACTTTTTGTTCAATAGATTTTGGATTTAGGATGCCTGCTGCAATATGGTTTCAAACCCATATGGTTGGTGGCTTAACGCATATAAATGTAATAGACGAGATTGTACACAAAGCAAACATTAAGACTGACGAGTTTGCAGAGATGATTAGTTTAAAGCATTACAATGTAAGAGAATATTATGGTGACCCTGCAGGTATGCAAGCACAAGGACAGTCAGGGTTAGGAGATATTGAGATTTTTAGACGTAAAGGCATACAGGTAAGAAGCATCAGAGATAAGGTGTCAAGAAGTATTGCATCAGGAGTAAGCCACGTTAGAGGGTTTATAGAAAATGCACAAGGACAGAGGTTTGTACATTTAGACAAAAAGTGTATGGGGTTAGCAGAAGATTTAGAAAACTACAGATACCCTGAGTCAGGAGAAGGTAAGGATTTAAAGCCTGACCCTGTTAAGGATGGAAGGCACGACCACAGTATGGATGCTTTCAGGTATTTCTTTTTAAACAGATTTCCAATTAGACAACGAGAGTTAGGAGTAATTTCACGATGATGAATCCGATAGACATAATACAAGAATCGGTCAAAGATTATAAGCTGAGTATAGCTCAATCAAGGCGAGATGAGATAAGAAAGCTACTTGATTACTATACAGGCACAGAAACAGAGAAATATATTGATGATTACTTCTCTGCTGATGCTTTTAGAGAGATTCCCTTGTATAATGCGAATTTTACACGCAGGTTTATCAACAAGATGTCAAGAATTTACACAGTAGGGGCTTCTCGCAATGTGAGCGAGTCTTACTCCTCTTTGACTCGTAAAAAAGACACTAAAATGAAGCACATTGAAAGAATGACTCGTCTTGTAGGGTCTGTAGCAACGCAAGTTGTTTACCGAGATGACCTCCCCCAACCCTGCTTTGATTATAGACCTGTTTATTACTTTGATGTGCATCTTGGCGAGAACCCCTTTGTGCCTGAAGCAATAACATATCCAATTATGATGAACGTAAGTGATATTTCTGCTGCTGAAAAGCTGCATTATGCTTATTGGGATAAAGATAGATATATACATTTTGATGAAGATGGTGTAATAATGAACGAATATCTGCACGGATATGGCGTAATACCATTTTTATTTACCCACAGAGAAGACCAAATTGATTCTTTCTTCGTAGAAGGAGCAAATGACATCGTTAGCTGCAATGAGCAGGTAAATATAACGATGACAGAGCTTCAATTAGGCTTGAGATTCCAAATGTTTGGACAACCATTCATTACAGGGATGTATGGGGATAAGAAATTAGAACGAGCAGGGAGCGATACAATACTTGACTTACCCGAAGGGTCTACTTTTGGTATTGCTGCTCCTGAAGGTGATATTAATGCAGTAATTGAGTCTGTTAAATTTCAGTTGGACTTAGTTGCTCAGAATAACCATCTATATGTGCAGTTTGCTCAAGATGGTGGAGAAACTCCATCAGGAATTGCACTCAAGATTAAAGATTTAGAGCGTTTTGAAGATTACCAAGACGATTTAGACCTTTATCGTATGTATGAGTATGATTTATATGATATTGAGAAAAAGATTGCATCATACAACAATATTTCTTTACCTGAAGAGCTGAAGATTGACTTTAAAGAGCCTGAGTATCCAAAAACAGTCCAAGACCAAATCTTGATGGATGAGCATATGCTAAATCATCATATGATTGATGAAATTGGGCTACTTATGAAATATAACGGAGATTTAAGTAAATCTGAAGCCGAAGCTATTATAATGTCAAACAGAGAAGCTATGGAAGATGAGCATTTACAAGCTATGAAGCAAGAGCCTACAGCAGAAGAAACTGATGCCTAAGATATTCATAGAAACTAACTTCAGTTTCCCTAACCTTGTAAAGAAATACAAGAAAATGGAAAAAAAGTTTAGCAGCGACCTTCATAAAAAGGTAGCGAAGACTGCGAAAGAGATGATTAAAGGCAGTCAGCTTAGAGAATTGCGTGATTCCACTAAAAAGATAAGAAAAAAGGGTGGATTTGGCATTGTCCCTCTATACAAGACGAAAGAATTATACAAAAGTATAAAAGGGGATTCAGAAGGACTCCATATGCGTAGATATGGTAAATGGCATAATGATGGGGACAGAAGACCTGAGAGAGAATTTATCAAGTTTGATGAAAAAGAAAAAAATAAGTCGGTAGAAGAACTTATAGAGGGCATACATAAAGCACTAAAAAAATAAAGGAGAAGTATGAAGATATTTAAGCTGTTCAAGGAAATGAAAGACGTACTTACCTTAATTTTTACTCAAAATATAGAGATAACCCACCAACTTACCTCAATGCAATCACAATTAGATGCAATACAGTTAAATGCAGAGCCACAATATGAAGAGTTCGAGGATGAACACAAAGGCGATGTAAGAATTACTAAGGAAGTCTACAATGAGATGTGCGAATACCTTGAAGAAGACGAAATAGAACTAATGGGGCTTACTTAAGTTCAGCGTACTTACTATTCCTCTCAGGAATTACAAATTCAGCATAAGTATCACATCTTGGGCAAGTAAAGCAAGAAACTATACCCTCACCCTCATATCCACACTCATCAAAGTCAAAATCATTGCTCCAAATCATATCTGAACTGCAATTATAGCACAATACCATTGTTTTTCTCCAATTTATCTTTTAAATGTTGTTGAAACTCCACATCATCGCCTTTAAATCCAACATACATACCAAATAATACGTTATAAGAGTCTATTTTCTTCTCAAGCCCTATAATTTTAGCCTCAAGCTCTTTTTTAGACGTTTTTTTCTTCACCGTTCTCTCTCCTTACAATTTCATCTTCCCAAGCCTTACGCTGTCCTTTTGTGGGTCTTTTAGCTTTTAAAGGCTCTACCCCTACAGCTTTAGCTCGTTTCTTCCATTCATACCATATCTTCTGCTTACGATTGTAGTCCTGTCGCTTCACTTCTTCTTTTATAGATATTTGAATCTTCTTTTTTTCTTCACGCACTCTCGCAATAGGACTTTCTTTCTTTCGCTCAGGGAGGCTTATAGCTTCCATCTCTTCAGAGATAACATCCATACCTTCTTCAATAATCTCAGCATCAACAACATCAGCAACTTCAACCTTCTTCATAAATTTTTCAAAAGGCGAATCTATAGTTACATTAACATTCTTAACTAACTTACCACTATGCTCTAACACTAACCTTCCTGCTTGTACATTACCACTCTTAGCTTCCCTAACCATAGCCATTAACACAGCAGGCAACTCACCACCAAACTCAACCATATACCTATCATATATAGCTTCCATAAAGTTAATATTCTCACGCCAAGTCCTAACAGCTTTAGGCGTAGTCCCAATCATTGCAGCAACCTCAGCAACAGTTAAGTCAGGCTGTGTGGCAAACAACTCCACAGCTAAATCTTTTTCAGGTCTTTTCATAATCTTAGTCATACCTAAATCTATGAATTTTAATAGATACCTTCAAAGTTATTTTGTTTTCATTTTTTCATAGTTAGTTTTTACATTTTTCGAGCAATGGTAACCCATAGCTTTTCGTGGAACTCATCCCCTAACACCCCCTAAAACAACAAATTATAATTTTATGGGACTTGGATTCAATCAATGAGAAATCCGACGTTTAAAGGGTAAATTTGAACCTTGAAAGATACTGTTGTGATTATAAGATACAGAGTAACCCTATTTTACTATTTTTATTAATATTCAATAACAACAAACAACAACAAAAAATTTATTTTGAGTTTATGTAAATTATTCCTTGCATTATATAAAGTATTATACTTAATATTATAACGTTGTAACAATAACAAAAAAACAAGGGGTAAAAAATGAGAGTAAATGAATTACAAGCTATAATAAGAAACGGTGGAGGCAATTACTCCAACGGAAAATTAGTAGAATATAATAACGGTTATATGGTAAGCGTTGAAGATATACTAAAAGTTAATATTACAAGCGTTTCACTTGTAAACCTATCTAAAATTATTGGCTATATAGTCAATGGATATAAGTATAAAAATTTAGGTTTTTGGATTGATAATAATATGCTTTATATTGATAAAAGTATAAATATTCCTAATTTAGAAGATGCTGTAAAAATAGGTGTAAGTAATAAACAGCTTGCGATATGGGATTGTAATTTAAATGAATCTATAACACTATAAAGAAAGGGTAATGATATGTATTGTTTAGAAGTTATAAACAGAATGAATGAGAATAGAACTAAATTAGAAGATAATAACTTAAGCCGTCGAGAAATTGACGCTATAACACAACAAATAGAATCTTATAAAGAAAGGGTAAAAAATGAGAGTAAGTAACAATACAGCACGTGAGCAAGTCAATAATAAAGTAAATTTTGACGGTTCGAACACATACGGACGGAATGAAGGTAAAAAATATGTTGTTTATTCCTATGGTGCACATTTTCCAATTTATGCTTATAAGCGTGGGAAGTGGTACGGAAACTCTCAGAAATACAGCGTTTCAACGTCAAAACATCAAACTCAATTACAACCGTTAAAAGTTGATTATTGGCGTAATACTGAACAGATGAAACATCTATAACAAGTAAGTAATTAAAGCACCTTAAACGGTGCTTTTTTTACGTCTTATAATAACTTAAGGTTATATAGTAACCTGATATAGTAACCTGATATAGTAATTTGATATTATAACTTGATATTATAATTTGATATTATAATTTTCTCCTTATAAAATTACATTTATATTTAGTTATTATAAATTAATCCTTGCAAATTAATCTTTGCATATTATAAATTACTCACGTTGTTTAAATTAATAAATGAAGGGAAATGAAATGAAAATTACTGAAGATGAATTTTTTGGCACGTTGGATAAAATTAATCCTATGGATTATAAAGTGGATGCAAGTGGTACTAAAAATTATTTCTTTTATAATCAATGTGAGTACATACTCAAAAGTGAGGTTATAAAGGGAAAATTAGTAGATAATTTTTATAAATTCAATATGAAAGGGTTATAAATGAGTGTTTATAATTATGGTGATTGTGATTGTTGCAATGTTATAATCGGTTATGTTGATTATACTGTAATATTAGATGATGATGTACATCTCACGGTATGCGAGGATTGTTTACCTATAAATGAATAATAAAGGGGGAAAATGAAGTTAATACTTGGAATTATATTCCTATGTCAAACAATAGCATTTATTATAAATGGCTCTAATATTATAATTTGCCTATTATATTTTATGATATGTATTATGACTTTGGGATTATTAATCAATAAAAAAGGAGAAGTATAAAATGAAAAAACAGGATGTTTATAAAAGGACTATGGAATTTTGCATAGCAACCGATAAATATGGATTGTTACGTGATAATGAGAATAAGATTATGTACTTTATAAAAAGGATGTATTATAAATTGAAAGGTTTATTATGAGAAAAGCTAAATTGGTTGATGTAGGTACTAATAATTATATTTTGTACCTTACTGATGATAGAGGCAAAGATACAGCTGTTTTGCTTACAGATGAACACTTAAAAGAAGTTTATAATGAGTTAGGAAAGGTTATAAAATGAGTAGATTTGATGCTAAAGATATAGCAATAAAAGAACTTGAAGATTCACTTATAAATACAGCATACTTAAATTCTATATTACAAGATGCTCTTGAGCATATAGCAAGTGATACAGAAGAAGATGCACAACAAATAGCACAAGAAACACTTGAGGCTATTGCAACAAGAGAGGAATTATAAATGGAAAAAATAATATTTAAAAATGATAGTATCTGCATAGCAAGAGATGAAAATGGAAGCTATGTAATTCAAAAAAAATGTATTTTTACAGGTGATATGACATCTATGTTCATTACAAAAACAGATATGCAATCTATTATAAACTCTATGAAAAATGAGGTAATATAATGAGGGATGTAGAAAAAGCATTGGAGAATCATTTTTCACTACACGATGTGGGAATGATTATGGACTTACTTATTAGATATAAAATCGTAGAATCTGAAACTGAACCATTTGATGAAGATGGTTTTGATAACTTTATAGATGGGAGTAAATAATGGAACGTGCAATTTTAAGTATACTAACGCAAAATGAAGAACTCTTGCGAGAGTTACAAAAAGAACAAAAAGCACAGGCTACGATATTGGATGAGGTTATGTCCACTACTCAAAGCCTAATGGATGATGTAAATACAATAAGGGAGAAATTATAAAATGAATTGTAGAAAATGCGATTACGAATGGACATCTATATACTTAGATGATGATGGGAATGAGTTTGTTCCATCTCACTATTGCAATGATAATAAATTTTATGATTGCGATACAGAAGAATGGGAAGATGATAATTTACCTAATGAGGAGGAATTATAAATGAGTTTCAATGTTAAGGAATCAATATTAGCGTATTGGGAGATGTTTAAATTCTTCGGATTGTGGCTACTGATGATGGGAATAGTTTATTTAATAGCAAAGGAGATACGATGATTATATACGATACTATAAAATGGCTGAATATTTTTATAGTCTTAAATCCATTTTTAACGATGGGTTTATCTATAATGATAGGAGTGATGCTTGATAGACTTTACTTGAGTTTAAATCTTAATAAAACGCTTATAAGAGTATTAACGTATTTAGGGTTGTTTATATTCTCCTTTATTACCTACTCTCTTATAATTGCTCTATGGTGGAAGTGTTGAATTTGGATAGAGGAATCCTACCCCTACCATTTGGTAAGGTTAGACCCTCTATCCTACTTTGCTCTACGAAGCCAAGCGTTTGAAACGGATAAACATATTATAAATTCACATATATGCTCGGTAGATTCAAAAACAGGTGATTCTGTTTGCATCAGGCGTTATCTACTTCGGAATACCTTGTGGCTTTGATGCACCCCTTTTAGTAACCACTTTAACAACCTACAC